GCGCCTCGGTACAGGTATCTAACTGCCCTCTTGAGCACGTGCCCACTATCGTAGAATCCTTTAGTTGGAGCAAACATGGTGATTGTGACCACTTTCCACATAGACCGTGCGCGTGAACTAATTATCACAAACACAAATAGCTGCAGAGATGCTTTGCTCAACCAACTGCAGACTTTAAGAGTGGAATTGCAGACTACTGGAGCCAGACTGGACAATTTCTATTCAGCCACTACCACCAGCTGGCAACTTATCCGCGACCGCCTGTGTGACTCCAGTTCGGGCTCTAGTGCGATTCTTGACACAGCAACTGCCGAGACAAGGTCTGCGACGCCCGACACACCCCTTGCAAATCTTAAACGCACTTTCTTCTCAAATGCAAACATTGCTTTGGATGCCACTCGCACACTATTGGGTTACGTTCCCCCAGCTAGATATGACGTGCCACAAGCTACGCTACCTCTGGATGAATTATTTGGGCAACTTCACGCCCTACACCAAAACTCCTTGGAGTGGCTCACACACATCAATCACAATGTGGATTCGATCTTGGACATGCTCAACCCAAGCAATCTGTTATCACAAGGTACACCACTGAATCGGTTACGTGAAGTGCTAGCTGATCTGACTGGAAAGGTTGACGACATATACTCAACACTACAATTATCAAAGCTTGAAACTGACCAGCCAAGCTCTTCAAGACCTGCCAACAGATTCGAAATCATTGAGCACAGTCTAGAGAGTTTACATACTAAAATTGATGAACTCACTTCAGCGGTGGCACAAACGCTCGATCGTCCTCACGTCACGCCAGTACCAGATGAGATGCGACCTTCCACCAGCACGCGTGAACTCCCAGCCTACCAAGCTCAACACCCAACGCGACCGTGTAGAGCCTACGGCACTGTACTTTTCGAAGACAAGATTTTGAAAATACCCATGGACATTACTGGAAGACCAGTGTCCACCGCTTTGAAACTTGAACTTCATCTCGTCACTAATGACCAGACAACAATAGTGTCATATAGAATCTACGATGATGGCTACCTTTTACTATCTGACGACATTGAGACGGCACACAAACTGCAACATCGCTTAAGTGACTGCCTCGCGTTGTTGCACCAAAGATGCCCCAACTTTATCTACAAGATAAAGGGGGCTGGTTTGTGTTAAGTTTGTTAGAAGGTTGAATCAAGCAAGTGAGGCGTGTTAGTTGCAAGAATGAATGAACAAGGAAACACGAGCACCCAGTCACCACGAGGTACAGTTAACCCGCCTGGACCACCACCGCCTAGCGTATCAGCTTTCGGCCAAGGTCAAACTAGGCCATCTGGTAGCCGCGACCCCCCAAAT